AGAGTATTTCTACAATTTTAGGTTGCCAAAAGAATGGAGGGTGGCTTATAGTTGATAATATGGAGAGAGGGAAATATCGAGATGGAGTGAGAATGTTGAATCGGATCCATAAAGAGAAGATACATTTCATCACGAAGAATAAGATAGGTGGGGATTGGATAACTACCTTCTGGAAGGTAGAGAAGGAGGCGTGAAATGGCGATTGGATGGTGTGTAAATTTGGCTCAGGCAGATGCCTATTTCGAAGTTGAGAGATTGGTTACGAAGTGTTGGGATGGATTGGATCAGAGTGCGGATCTGGACAAATCGAAGGTATTGATCAATGCCTATAATCGGTTGTATTACTCTACAGAATTCACTCTTCCCACATACGCTTCAGCAACCGCCACTCAATTGATTATCCTGGTGAAGGCTCAATGTGAAATGGGATATTATTTGTGCCTTCATTTGGAGGATGAAGATATCCGGAAGAATCTCCAGGCACAGGCGGTGGTGAAGGCAGGGATTGTGAAGGAAGATTATAAATCGGATATGTTGATGGATGTTCCGATCCCTCCCTGGGTGTACGATCTTTTGAAGAAGGGTGGATTCGTTACGAAAACTCGATTCAAGATTGTGGAGATCGAGAGGGATATGAATAAGGGAATAAAAAAATGAGTGTGGGATTGGGTCTGATCCCATTCCGGAAGGAGTTGGATCGATTGAGAATCCTCTATAAAAGGATCTCTGATCGGATCGTGAGGGAGATGTTGAGTGTGGATCTGATCAATTTTTCGATCCGGGATGCAATCAGATTGAGGAAATTTACGGATCGGGAGTTGAAGAAGGCGAATGAGATTGCGGTTGAGTGGAGTGGGAAGAATGTTCCAAGATCCTATAATAAGGGAGTATCTTTTGCGGAGGGATGGTTGAAGAAATTCCGGTTGGAAGAGGATCCAGAGAAGAAGGATATCCACGTGGATGCGGTTGAGAAGGAGAAGGAGATTATCCAGAATTATTTGATCGAGGCAAATCTGAGAGTGAGGCAATCGGTGGAGAGATGGATCTATCTTACCGGGGAGATCTCGAAAGCATTGGTGAAGGTTGAGGAGTTCGGGGGAGGTTTTTTCTCGCCGGCAGAAGAAGAGTTGATCCTCCAGGAGATTGCAGAGGGAGTTATTGCAGGTGTTGCGAGATCCAAATTAAAAAATCAGATCCGGGCAAGGATAGCTAAGAAGATTGGAGAGGGGGCTTTAATTGAAATAAATGGAAGAATGTATCGGATGGATAAGTATGCGGATCTGGTGGCAAGGACGGAGTTGAGAAGGACTCAAAGTGAGGGAGTGAAGAATGAGAGTATCCGGATGGGAAGTGATTTGGTTGAGGTATCGGATCATGGAACCGATTCTGAGGTATGTGAAGAATATGAAGGGAATATCTATTCGATCTCCGGTGAGGATCCGAGATATCCATATTTGGATCAAGAGCCCCCATATCATCCAAATTGCATGCACTTCATAATTCCTTATATTGAAGTCTAGGAGGAAAGATGATCAAGGCATATCTGAAAGAAGATGTGGTGAGAATAGATCCGCAACCAGGGGATTATCTGGAGCCGGGGATCCCAATTCGAATTCCTCAAAAGGCGAGGATTACGTGGAAGAATAAATTGGTAAAGAATCCGAATGGAGAGGAAGTTGTGAGTCAAGTAAATCTCATGATCGAATATTCGGATACTCTTTATTTTGATTCGAGATTCGAGGTGAATGGAGTGGAGCATGGGATATTGGCTATTGACAGAGAGCAAGATTTTTCGGCAAGATATCTAGTGGTGTATTTAGAATGAGTGAAAAAACTGGGATGTATATGGATACGAAAGAATTCGCCAAGGATCTCTTAAAGATCACAGAAAAAGAGATTCCCGGTGATATTATAAAAGCATATTGGGAGTTGGGATGGTTAATTATAGGCGATGCGATTAAGATAGAGCCAACCGTTCCGATGAAGAGTTCCGATCTGAGGGGATCTGGGGAAGTCGTGGTTGATGAAAAGAAATTAGAAATGAAGAGTGGATTCAATATGATCTATGCACACCGACAGCATGAAGGAATGAAGGACTGGAATTGGACGACTCCCGGATCTGGGCCGAAATATCTGGAGAGTAAGATTGCAATGTTCAAGAATAAATATATAAAATTTATTGCCGATAGGATACGTGGATGATAAAAGAGATCTCAGAATTCATTCTCAATCGGGTGAATATCACGTATTGGGTGAGGGATGTGAATTTTTTTGTGGGGCATCTCCCGGTTTTGAACAGTGATAAAGATAAGGTTGAGGTGATCCCCCGAGTATGTGTGATCCTGGAGAATGTTCCTGCGGATTTAGTGGGAGATCTTCCGGATCGACAGGATAAACCGATCCAGATTTGGAATCGGAATAAATCCTTCTTTACAGCAAGGGAGGATGCGTATAGATTTTTCGATGTTTTACATGGATCCTCTCAATGGGATCTCCCGGTGATCGGATCAGGTGAGGAGTATACAGCTATGATTATTGATGGGATGGGATCCCCGGCACCGATTGAGAATCCGGATCCAAAAGGAAGGTTCGTATTTTCCTCAAATTTCATGATGAGGAATTGTGAAAAATAAAGTTAGGAGGCAATAATGCCACAAGGAAAATTGAAGGACATTTCACCTGGAGCAGTTGTGTTGGATTATGGAGATTCTCCTCATGAGAATCTTACGATCCGCCCGACTCTGGGTACGATCATGATTAATGCCCCGGAATCGTTGGCAGATGTGTTCGAGGAAGAGTATGGCGATGCACCTGTGGATACGGTCGGGAAGGGGATCCCGGTTACGGTTGAGGTTCCTTTCACCCGATTACAGGGATGGGATCTGAAGGAATTATTTCCCAATGCAATCGAGATCCAGAGTGGAGATGAGTTGATCATCAAGAACATGACCGGATACGCCTTCTTCGAAAATTCGAGGAATATGGTGATCCGTCCGATCATTGAGAATGTGCTCTCGGTCGATCGATCGGAATGGGTGTATTTTTGGCACGTACATCCCTCGATCAATTGGGCGTTGGGATATGATCGTGAAGGGCAGAGGGTATTCCAGACTCTGTTTAAGGTCTACCCGGTACAGACAGGAACCAATCGTGGTCGGCTCTTCAAATTTGGAGTTTGATGGTGAGTGAAGAGATCATCAAATTCTCCACGACAAAATCCTTATTCTCCGAGATCCAATTCGAGATTGATGGGAAGCTGTATGTGTGTAGGAGATTGGTGCCGAAGGTGATGCAGGAGCAGTATAAATATGAGATGAGTTTGAAGGAATTGGGTGAGAAATCGGATCCTGAAGGGATTGCGGAATTGTATGTGAATCATCTCCTTTACTTATTCCCGGATCTCAAAAAAGAGATCCTGATCAAATTGGAAGATGATGAGATCCGGATGATCATGAATCAGATTGTGGTTGCTCAGATGATGAATCGGAAGGTGAAAGTGGCGAAGGATACGGTGAAAAAAGCAATGGAGGATAAGGATTCAGTAAAAAATGGAGAAAGACCTGGATAATTTCGAGTTGCAGAAAATCTCCCTTGATCGGGAGGAGGAGTTGGAGTGATATGGCAGGTGAATTTGTAGCCGGTGCAATTGTTTCGAAGATCCTCCTAGATACGAAGAAGTGGGGGGATTCTGTATCGAAGGTGAAGGGTGATACGAAAAAAATGAAGGGGATGAGTGAGAAGACCACCGCCCAATTTAAGAAGATGGGTGCAGGTATGACGGTGGCAGGTGCCGCCATTATTGGGGCAACCACGAAGATGATCGGGAAATTCGTGGAAGCAGGGGATGAGATCGATAAGATGAGTAAGAGGACAGGGATCTCGGCAACCGCATTGAGTGAGTTGAAACATGCCGCAGAAATCTCGGGAGCAACCCTCGGTGATGTTGAGAAGGGTGTGAAGAAGATGAGTAAATCCCTGGTTGATGCGGATCTGGGATTGGAAACATATACGAGATCTTTTGATCGGTTGGGATTGAGTGTTGATGCCTTAATGGAGTTGAGCCCGGAGGAACAATTTACGGTGATCGGAGAGGCAATGGCAGGGTTGGAGAGTGATACTCTGAAAGCTGCCACAGCACAGGAAGTATTCGGTAGAGCCGGGATGAATCTTCTCCCTCTTTTTAAGAGTGGAGAGGAGGGGATCCGATTTTTGAGAGAGGAAGCTCACAGGTTGGGGATTGTGTATGATGAGGAGATGGCAGAGAGTGCCGCCGCCTTGAAGGATGCACAGCAGAGATTGGGGGAATCCTTTAAGGGAGTTGGGATGGCATTAACCACGACCCTCGCCCCGGCATTGACCTCCATTATCGATAAGATCACCGGAGTAATTACGAAGGTGAGTGATTGGGCGAAGAAGAATCCAGGATTAGCAAGTACGATCATGAAGGTGGTGGTTGGATTGGGAGCATTGTTGAGTACGATGGGACCGATCATGATGATGGTTCC